AAAGTAGATTTAGGAGATTTAGGCTCTTTTGGCGTGTTTTGCTTGTTATTCGCCTGTTGAGTTTTTGCTTTTGTTTTCTTGATAACTTCTGAAAACTTCTTTTCTTTTGCGACACCTTCCGCGGTTAATTTCTTATAAGAAGTATTTGCCTGGCTTAATTGCTTGGAAAGTGGAAGAGCCACGAATTCAGAAAATCGGCGAAGATTTGCCCAAGTCGTGAGAGCGCGGGCGTGAGAGAATTTCAAAATATCGCTCTCGGTTCCCGTTTTCTTAATTACCTTTTCCATGTCGTTTACCGAGATTTTCATCTTGTTAATTTCATCTACGATTTTCAGAAGATACGGAACCGCCTCATTTTCGCTTTTGTTGATGAATTCGATAGCGGAATTCCACGCGCTAGTAATTTTTGGCGCGGTCACTTCTACTTCTTGCTTGATTGCTTTTGCCATTTGGTTTTCTCCTAACATCTGCGGTCATATGACCGCACTCGATACGACTTGCACCGAGGCATCTAGGATAACACAAAAATATGAAATAAGGGGTAAGGGGAAACGCGCTCAATTCCCCGCATATTCTCGCCACTAATCGGCGGGCTAGGCGGGCAGGGGCAGACCCTAAACGGATCAACGGAAAACCCGTTGAGCCGTAGTAGCTACTAAAAAATAGAAGCTAATAAATCGGCATGACCCTATGGAAAATTATTATTTTATAGGGGAAATTCATTATAAATCGCGGGGGCTAGATGCGAGGCAGATAGTCACCCGCTAAACGCGGACATCTTCTAAATCTACGAGCGATTAACGCGAGTATTTGACCCTAGGTTTTTTAATACACGCGCATTGGCGCTGTATATAGTCCAATAAAATTTATCTGTTATATTTATCCCCCCTCGTATGGATATAAAATCCATCCTCGGGATGTGTGACTTACGTCACATATCACGCATAGAATGCACAGTCTGGGAAAAACATTTCCCAACTGTGCTCGGAATTGACCCGTTTGAACGGGTCATCTATTATGTAATATAATTATTACGGAGTCGCTCCGTTTAAGACTCCGCGACTCCTATATATAATATATAATATATAATTTTGCGGAAATTCTGCCGTTTTGCAGATGTATCATAATGACGTTTAGGGACGGATTTAACGGTGGGTAGAAAACCAGGTAGCCAAGCAATTGGCAAGGAAGAAGCCAAGAATAAGGTTCTGGCTCTTCTAGAGCAAGGGGCTACCGTCTCTGCTGCTATGGCAGCCGTAGGTCGTAACGAGGGTACTTTCCGTCAATGGACGATGCAGTCTCCTGAGTTTCGTGAAGCCTCAGATGCCGCCCGCCTTGCGGGTAAGGGGTTTAAGGATGGCCTAGACGGCCTAAAGAGTATGGGCTTCTCAGAATTCTCTGAGACATTCCTAGATACCAAGATTTATCCACATATGCAGAACTGGGTAGATTTGCTAGAGGGACGTGAGCCTAGTTGGCTACACCCTAGTATGACCTACCAGAAGAGCACCAACTCTAATCGTGTACTTATTAACGTACCACCTGAGCATGCTAAGTCCACTACTATTACTGCAAACTATGTGACCTACCGCATAGCAACAAATCCTAACCTTAGAGTAGTTATCGTCTCAAAGACGCAAGGTATGGCTCGTAAGTTCTTAGGTCAGATTAAAGACCGACTTACCCACCCTAACTACATTAAGATGCAAACGGCCTACGGCCCAACAGGTGGTTGGGAGAAGGACGCAAAGATTTGGTCTGCCGACATGATTCACTTTAATAGTGGTCGTGACTCTGGCGAAAAAGACCCTACCGTACAGGCTCTAGGTATCGGTTCTCAGATTTACGGTGCACGTGCTGACCTGATTATCCTAGACGACGTGGTTATGGACTCCAACGCCCATGACTGGGAAAAGATGCTTAACTGGATTCAGACGATGGTTATTACCCGTCTAGGTCGCCACGGTAAGCTTCTAATCCTAGGAACTCGCGTAGCGCCAATAGATTTATACCGTCAGATTCGAGACCCAAAGATGTGGTCAGGTGGGGCTTCTCCTTTCACCTACTTTGCATGTCCTGCGGTTTTGGAATATGATGAAAAGCCTGAGAACTGGAAAACTCTCTGGCCACGTACTGACCGTCCAGAAGACGAAGAGTATGACGAGCCTGATGAGAATGGACAGTACCAGAAATGGGACGGCCCAGCCCTATTCACTCGTAGAAGTGAAGTTACACCTTCGGTGTGGGCTATGGTTTACCAGCAGGAAGATGTGCAGGAAGATTCAATCTTCTCACCTACCTGTGTGGCTGGTAGCGTAAATGGTATGCGTAAGCGCGGGCCTTTAAAGCCTGGTGTGCCAGGACATCCACAGCATGTGGAAGGTTATACCGTTATCGGTCTAGACCCTGCTATGGCAGGTGCTACTGGAGCGGTAGTAGTAACTTACAACAAGGCTGATGGCAAGATATATATCCTGGATGCTGTCAATATGACAGACCCATCTCCTGCTAAGATTCAGACGCTAATCGAAGAATGGGTTGACAAGTATCGCCCACAAGAGTTACGTATTGAAATCAATGCTCACCAGAAGGCTTACGCCCTGGATGACAACTTAAGAAATTTTCTAGCCCAGTATGGTTGCCAATTAAATTCGCACTTTACTGGTAAGAACAAATGGGACGCATCTTTTGGTGTAGCCTCCATGTCTATGCTCTTTGGAAATACCCGCGATGGTAGATTCCAGGATAATAACCTAATGGAGTTACCAAGTAATGAAGGCTCGGAAGGTCTAAAGACCCTAGTGCAGCAACTTATTACCTGGAAGCCAGATACGAAAAACCCAACAGACTGCGTAATGGCACTCTGGTTTGCAATCATCCGCGTACGCGAGTTGATGCAGCAAAGTTCTAATATATCAAGATATCAAGAAAACCGTTGGGCTACAAGAATGCAACGCGCACAGCGCGGTTCTATTAACTTAGATGATGCATTTGCAGCACAATGGAGCGATTACTACGGATAAGGATTCAAATGGCTAGAGACAGGGCTACCAGCAAAAAAACAAGCGCTAATAGGGATATTAAACTTGAAACCAAAATGTCAAAAGTTGGGACACCAACTGGGTATAGATGGGGTTTAGTATCTCAAGGTATGGGCAAAAAAGAGTCTATAGCAGTAATAAATATGCTAACTAGAGATGGTTCAAAAATTAAAGGCCCTTCTAAGACTTTAAAAGAAAATACAGTAAAAGCAATCTTTAAAGCAGATAAACTTCCTTATGAATCTCCTGCTAAATTTAAACAACGAATTATTGCCGATTTAATGAAAAATCCAAGTAAGCCAATTCCTAATTGGGTATCAGCTACGCAAAAAGCAAAAATAAAAGAAGCTCGAGCTCCAAAAACTTTACCTAGAAACAAAGTAACAAGTAGAGCAGTTTTCAAGAATCTTCCTAAAGGTCGCGCAGGCGGCGCTGGTGGACTTCTCAATATTAAAAACAAATAATTTTAACTAAAGGATTCAAATGGCATTATCAATGGAACAGGTAGCGGCACGTGTCGAATCGTTGCGCTATCGTCACACAGAGCGTGATGCCCGTAATCAAGACGTACTTGCAGTACGTAAGGGCCACATTGCATCTGTGTACCCTGATTTCTTCCCAGAAGGTGTTGACTCTAACGTAGTAGCCAACTTCATTGATGTCGTAGCACGTGACCTCTCTGAGGTTATGGCTCCACTTCCAGCAATCAACTGCTCATCTGCTAACTCTGTTAATGACAGAGCACGTAAGTTTGCAGATAAGCGTACTCGTATTGCATCTAACTATTTTAACCATTCCGACCTAGCAGTCCAGATGTACTCTGGTGCTGACTGGTATATCACCTACGGTTTCGTTCCTTTCATGATTGAATTGGACGAAGAAGCAAAACTGCCACGTATTCGCATAGAAAATCCAATTGGGGCATACCCTGAATTCGACCGCTATGGACGCTGTGTGGCATTTGCTAAACGCTACGTGATGACTCTTGGTGAACTTGTTACACAGTTCCCAGAGTTCGATAGCCAAATTCTAGGCCGTGATGGCTACAAGCAGGACTTAACTGCTAAGACTGAGATGATTCGTTATTACGATAAAGACCAGTCAATTATCTACTTACCTGATAAGGGAGACCTTGTTTTATCTCGCGCAGCGAATCCGCTGGGCAAGATGATGGTTGTCGTGGCGCGTCGCCCATCTATTGATGGCGAACTGCGAGGACAATTCGACGACGTACTTGGTATTCAACTTCTCCGCAACCGTTTTGCGTTATTAGCGATGGAAGCAGCAGAGAAGAGCGTTCAAGCGCCTATCGTACTACCACAAGACGTTCAAGAACTACAGTTGGGTGGCGATGCGGTAATTCGTACCGCTAACCCTGCTGGAGTTCGTCGTGTAGAACTTTCTGTTCCACAGTCAGCATTTGCACAAGGACAACTACTTAATCAGGAATTACGCTCTGGTACTCGCTATCCAGAAGGCCGTTCTGGTAACATTGATGCTTCAATTGTTACAGGTCAAGGCGTACAGGCACTTATGGGTGCATTCGATACCCAAGTTAAGTCAGCCCAAGCAATCTTTGCTTCTGCACTTCGTGATGTAGTTTCTATCTGCTTTGAAGTAGATGAAGTTGCATACGCAGTTGAGAAGACAATTCGTGGTGTAGACTCTGGCTCACCATACGAAATCACATACCATCCAATCAAAGACATCAAGGGTGATTACTCTGCAGATGTTCGTTATGGTATGCTTGCTGGTCTAAACCCAGCGCAAGGACTTATCTTCATGCTACAGGCCCTAGGTGGCGGTCTTATCTCTAAGGATATGGCTATGCGTGAATTACCATTTACAGTTAATGTATCTCAAGAAGTCGAAAAGATTGAAGTTGAGAATATGCGTAGTTCCCTTCTTAGCGGAATTACAGCGTTAGCGCAGGCAATCCCTGCTATGACAACTCAAGGTGCAGACCCATCACCAATCATTAAGAAGATTGCTGATGTTATTGCTTCTCGTCAAAAGGGACAAGCGTTAGAAGATGCAGTCGCTGCTACATTTGCTCCAGAGCCACAAGTTCCTCCTGCTGGGGCCGCACCTTCCCCTGTTGAGCAGCCGTCCCCTGCTCCAGCCGCTGCTCCAGTAGGAGGCTCTCCTATGGCTGCACCTGCACCAGCACCAGATTTACAAACAATCTTATCTACACTAAGTGGGTCAGGTAAAGCAACAGGTCGAGTAACAACTCGTAGTTAATAGGAAATAGGGACGATGACAACAATTGTTGGTATACAAAAGAAAGACCGTGCTATTATCGCGGTTGATTCTCGCGTAACAGATGACGATGGTCGTATCTATTCACATCCAGATATGATGAAATACGCAGAGCGTGGCTCATTTCTAATTGCTGGTAGTGGTGAAGTTTTACCATGCGATATTGTACAAAATATGTGGACACCGCCAAGACTGCTTTTAGCAGATAAGGCAAATATTTACAAGTTTATGATTACGAAGGTTATGCCTTCAATAAGGGAAGTATTGACAAAGAATGGCTACAATTTCGACGAAGCGCATGACAAAAAAGAAGGCGAGCGCTTTCATTTTCTTATTGCTTGCAATGGTGAGCTTTTTGATGTTGACCAAGAGCTTTCGGTTACTCGAGATGCAAGAGGATATTACGCTATAGGTTCTGGTGGACCTTATGCACTTGGTGCACTTTATATGGGAGCAAGTCCATTAAATGCTTTAGAAGTTGCAGCAAATATTAGTGCATTTACAGCAGCACCTTTTTACACAGTAGAACAATATAAGAATTAGGAGATACAATGACGGGAGTTAAAGGACAAAGCGGTGGTTTTCGCCCAGGTGCTTCACAGAATAACCCTGCAAATGTATCAGCAGTTGGTGGTGCAGGACAAAGTGGAGACTACAAAGGCTTTGCTTATGGACAGAATCAAGCACTAAACCAATCACGTGTAGAAGGAAATCAGGCGGTAAAATCTATTATGGCAAATGCACCAGTAACTGATGCGCCATATGGCGGTATTAACATGCCACAATTAGGCACATTATTGGATGATACAACTAACCCGATGGAGCCGATTAGTGCTGGTCTAGACTTTGGTTCAGGCCCTGGTTCAGAAGCGCTACCAAAAGCATATCAAAATAATACACGTCCACAGGAAAACATGCAGATTGTAAAAGATTATTTACCAGATTTGGCCATGGCTGCACAGTCACCAAATGCGCCAGATTCATTTAAGAGATTTGTAAATTATTTGGCGGCATTATAATGGCAGATATGATATTTGCCGAAGGCAGTTTCTTCGATAATGTAGATAAATTTGCTAATTCGCTAGGGTATCAGAATGCCGCAATAGCGATGGAATTAGCCGCAGTACCTTGGGCATCACCAGCAGAACGCGATATGTTTATCGCAAGTATTACTGGAGAAGATGTAAAAGGCGGAAACGAAAAGTATTATATTAAAAACAAATTTTAGGAGGTAGTGGATGTCCCTGTGGAACACATTCACCTCTGGTATTGGCGCAACAGTAAAGACTTTAACTGGTGGCGCTAGTTATTTAAGTCCAGAAGAGCAAGAAAAGGCAAGAGTCCTTAATGCTACAATTAAAGATGGACTAGCATCTATCGATGCGAAACTTAGTGGAACCCCAATTGTTGGCACTGTAGCTGGTGCTGGAAAGAAGCTAACTAAAGGTGTTGGCGACTTACTGCTAAAGGGTGCTATTGAATTAAATCAAGAAGTACTTTCTCCTTACATTTTCCGCCCTATTTCTACTGCTGCACTTTTGACAGATAAAGATTCACCACTTTACAAAAAGGGTGAATATGAAGAAGGTTTTCAGTTCTCTGATATCAAAGCAGCATACGACCGTAGTGCTAAAGTATCTGCGTTTCAGGCTCTAACTAAGTCAGACTTGACACCTATTCAGCCTTTCTCTTCTTTAATACTTTCTACAGGCAAAATTGACCTTGACAAGGTTGACCTTTGGAATGACGAAAGCATCAAAAAGAACTATGTCGATAATGCTGTAGGTCGTTGGTTTACTGGTATTGGTGACTTTGCTGTTGGCAATAAGGCACTTACTCTTGCAGGCAAAGCAACAAAAGTTGCAGTAGTAAAGCCTGTTGGTACTAAAATTGGTTTAGTTACATCTCAAAAGACACTTGCTGACTTAGCGACCGATATGGAAAATGGCATTGCGTATGCCAAGAGTAACGGTGCAACTGGTACACAGACAATTTCTGGTAATCATATGGTTACATTGGCTGAGTCAAAAGACTGGGGTACAATCACTGATATCGTTAGCAAGTATAGTGTTAACGAACGATTACTACCACTAATTCATGATGCTAAAGATGCAGATGTAGTTAAAGATATGATTCTTGCAGACAAGGGCGACCTTGTTGCAATGGAACGTCTTGCTAGTGCTAACCTTGCAGAAATGTTTGATTTTGGTGATGTTGCTGGACAGTTAAAGAGCAAATATATTTCTACTGGTAAGTCTTATCTTCCAGAAGGTGCTGCAGTTCCACGCCTTAAGGCTGCGTACGATGCTGCTATTGATAACAACAAGCAGTATAGAAAACTTCGTGATGCATTCTTTGATGAAGATTACAATCTAAAAATTGGTGGCAAGGCGTATATGCCTAAAGAACCAATCTTTGGTCGCGGTACAATTATCAAGACTGGCGAAAAGATTAGAACCTTCAAAGAAGGTAATCGCTTCCGTGAGTATGGTGATGACTTTAATAAGTCTGCAAACTTTATGGAAATGAATCTTGGTGTTCCAGGACGTATGGCAGTTAAACTTGTCAAGTGGACACGTCGTCAGGGTGAAGTAGCACCATTAGGTTTCGTAACTTTCTCGGGTATGCGCCCACTAGATGGTCGTATTGAACTTAATGCATTCTTAAATAATCTTAAGATTTTCCGTGATGGAAATGAAATGGTTGAAGTAAAGCCAGGTGTAAGGCAGAAAGTTGGCGACCTGCGTCGCGAATGGGAAAATCTTTACATGCGTTCTATTGGAAAGAACGAAGTTGAAGTTCTTGAAGATATCGATGCGCAAATTGGTAAGATTCTTGCATATAAGCATAACTGGTATGATGAGAAAGAAATTGCATCTCATATTGCAGAGTTCCGCAAGAATGTAAATACTGGTCTTAACTCTGTAAAGCAAATTGGTTATGGCGTAGATTACAATGGCACAGGTCTAATTGTTGACCCAGTAACACTTCGTCAAATGGCTGAATCATATCGCTTTACTCCATGGGATGATATTGAAGATTTAATGTCCATGGCTGCAGAACCTAGCGCAATCAAGGCTGCCGTTAAGGGTGGCAAGAGCGCTGCTAAAGAGACATACCGTGAACTAACTCGTTTATGGACATTCAATGTTCTTGCGCGTCCTTCTTACATCATCAAGCAGTCAATCGCAGAACCTATTGTTAGTGCTACACTATCACAAGGGTTAGACTTTATTTGGTCAGATGTATTGGGTATTTCATCTAAGGCTAGAGCAGCCGCAGGCGGTACAATAGCAGGCTTCCGTAGTGCTATGATTGGACGTTCGTTTGCCAATTATAAGAACTTCCGCAAGGGTGTATTTAATCGTTATGTAAACCCTAAGAGCCGCGCAGAACTTAAAGAAGTTAATGCCGCTGTACGCGATAAGCAATTAATGCTAACTAGAGCAGAAGTTATTAAGAATACTGCACAGGCTTCTTTAGAAGACTTGCTAACTAATGCTTCCCCTGCAGCAAAGGCTATCCATCTTAAAAAGGCACGTAATAATTTAGCAACAGCGAGCAAGTTACTAGATGAAATGGAACTTGACTTACGCGCAGCAGTTGTCCCGTTTGGCGTAAAGGAAGCAATTCCTAGCATGGCAACATTGGAGCGTCGTATAGCGTTTCTCGAATCACGCACACCATCTAAAGCCGCTGCTGCTAAACTAAAAGAAGCCAAGCAAGCTATGGCTGAGTATAACAATGTTATCAATAAACTTGCTACCAATCCTAAAGTTATTAGAGATGCAGAAGCAGCAGTATTAGAAGCATACAAAGGCATCGACAATATTGTTGCTGAATTAAAGCCAGCACTTCAAAGACAGGCTGACGTATTTGGCAAGAGCGCTGAATTTAAGAAGCGTTACTTTGCACCAGAGACACAGTATCGTATTGTAAATGGTCAATATATTGCTATTGATTCATTTACCTCTGGACCTAGCCCGTTTAGTGCTGCTATCCGTGCAGAAACAAGTAACGCACGTACAACAGACTTGAATATCATGGCAGAAACATCTGTTGGTATCCGTAAGTCACTTGTTGAGTTTAAAGTTCCTAATACTTTAATTAGCGTATCTCATCCAGAATACTTCAATGAATTGTCATATATCGCTAACCGCGTTATGCGACAAGACCCATTAATGGACTTAATTCTTGCAGAAACACCTGTATCTGAGTTAGCTCGTTGGGCTACTAGCGATGCTGGTATTGCATACATGCGCGAATTTGGTGTTATTAACCCTAAGCAATATGAATCATTTATTGCAGAACGTATTGGCATTGTACGCCGTACATTCCCAACCGTAGAAGTTCGTGCAGCAATCCTACAGCGCGAAGTAACTGCAGCAGAATTACAAAAGATGCTTGCTGGTAGTGTTGATGAATTGTACGATATTATCCCATCAAACTACAACTATGGTGCAACTAACCTAGGTGGTTTAAAGGGTATTGGCCAAGCAGTAGATAAGGCTACGTCTACAGTATTTAGATTCATGGCATCTGCAGAAAATCCAATTCGTAACGCACTCTTTGATAAGATTGCTATCAACGAAGTGGCACGTCGTGCTGATATTCTTATTCAGCAAGGTGTTGAAATGACACCTGCTCGTTGGAATGCACTACGTCAATCCGCAGGACGCGAAGCAATACAAGAGATGGAAAAGGCTGTATATACTATTCGCCGTCCTAATCGTTTGCTTAAAAATGCACGATTTGCTGTAGCGTTCCCTACTGCTACTGTTAATGCGTTCTACCGTTATGGTCGCCTTGCTGCGAAGAACCCAGTTGGTGCTACAATCTTTACATCTAACTATGGCAAGATGTTTGCTAACTTTGGTGTAGACGAGAATGGCAATCCAACAAATGATATGTCAAAGATTACTCATATCATTGTCCCTGCAACCAAGGAACTAGGCTTAGGAACCTTTGAAGAGGGTATTCCGCTAAGTGCAAGGTCTATTGGATTCTTGCTTAACGTACCTTCTCCATCATTTATTACCTCTATCTCTGTTGGCCAGATTATGAAGAACTTCCCTGGCACAGAAGCAGGTATTAAAGAAGCGCTTAACATGGGTGGAGTAGACTTATTTAAGTTGTTCTATCCTTACGGAGCACCAACTTCGGTTACTGAACCATTCGTGCCACGTCAGCTAAAGGCTGCATGGATTGCTGCTACTGGCCCACAGGGTCAAAAAGATTACTTAGCATCTTGGACATCAGTGTACAATTATCACCACATGTTGTACGAAATGGGAATTGAAAAAGAATTCCCAAGCGATAAAAAGATTATTCAAGAAACTAAGCGCCTATGGCAAGCAAAGTTCCTTTCAGGATTTATCTCTCCTGCTGGTGTGCCTTACAAGGTTGAAACATCACCTATGCGTATGGCAAGCAATCTATACTACAAGTTAGTAGAGAAGTACACCAAAGAAGGCAAGAACATCCAGGATGCACGTGATGCTGCTGGTGATGATATGATTGGACTACTTGGACCAAAGTTCATGGTAGACCGTGTATCATACAGTGGTTCTAATAAGGCTCTTAGCATTCCTGCTACTTACGATTCATACAAGCGTGTATTTGAAGATAACAACGAACTTGTACAGCAATTAGCGCAGATTGATTCTAATGATATCAAGGTTGTTGCGTTACTAACTGCTGACCTAAGCCGCGACCCTGCAGAGCGTTCAGATAATATTCTTGCAATTTTATCTGACCCTAATCTTAAACTTCCTGGAACAAGCAAAGGTATTAACGAATACCGTTTGACTCCAAAAGAAGTTGAGATTGAACGCATCAAGCAGCGCACTTGGGACCAGTACAACCTAGTCAAAGATGCACTAGAGGCTAAAATTACCGATGGTAAGACTCTACGTTCACATCCAGAACTTAAAGCTGTACTAGACCAGACGGTTGAAACTTATTTCAAGAATCAAAGCCAGGCTTGGTATGATGACTACAAGATGGCTGAGTTCGGCGATACTTCTTACAAGTATGCACGTGCTTTGTCAACTATTACATCTAATCCTAAGTTCATGAAGGCTAACGGAAATACTGATTTCTGGAACGATACCAAGACATTCATGCAAGCGCGTGATATCTTCGTAACATTCTACCAGTCGCTACCAGATTATGACCCACGTAAGGCCGTCATTAAAGATGGCTACAACCAATGGGTTGAGATGACAGCGAAGCAGTGGAATCCGAATCTATCTTCTATCATTAAGACATACTTTAGTAACGATAACTTAAAGGCGGTAAACTAATTGACTACAGAGCAAAATACGCCTAATACTGATGCTCAGAATAATGCAATTCTTGCTACTATCGTGCCATTTTTAGATAAGTTAATGGCTACCTCCACTACTGGTGGACCAACTAGCACATCTACAACAAGCACTCAAACATCTGTTACTCGACTAACTTATGCTACCGCTAAGGCTCTACTTCAAGAGACCCTAAAGGGTATGGGTACTAACTATAAGTTAACCGCAGAAGACATTAGTGCTTTCATGAAAGAATTCAAGACTGCACAAGATGCACAGATTGAAAAGGTTGTACAGACCGCTAGCAGCAGAATTACTCCTGGTGCGAGCGCAGAAGCAACTAAGAGAGTTATTGAATCTACTGCTCGTCAAGAGTTTCCATCATTCTTTAAGCCTGCTGATTTTGCTAGTGAATATCTTTGGAAGAAGATTGACTTCAAAGATGATGCTATGCTTGGCAACAAAGCAACTGGCGTTCTTGCATCTGTTCGTGGTTTGACAGATTCATTCTGGTTAATGGGTGTAGATGATAACTATATGCGTAATGCTGCAAAGCAGATTGCTATGGGCAAGAAGACTCTTGAAGAGTATAATATTGAATTACAGCAACTTGCAAAGAAGGAATACTCTTCATTTGCAGACCGCTTTGATAAGGACCCAACTTTAACTACACAGGATATTGCAGCCCCTGTTATCAACCTACTTGCTAAGACTTGGCAAAAAGACCCTAAAGATATTAAAAAAGATAATGCAATTTTGATGTCTTATATGAATTTTGCTGGTGCAGATGGTAAGGGTAAACAACCTTCTATGTATGATATTTTATTAAAAGCTAAAGCTGACCCTCAGTTTGATTTAACCGAAGAAGCAAACAATAATGCACGTGACGCAGCTATTGGCTTTGCACGTGCAGTTGGATTTGGAGTATAATGGCAGTCGATACAGCAGCAGCGCTGCGTAAATTACAAAGTGGACAGACATTAACTGCAGATGAGCGTCAAGCACTCGGAATGGGTGTTAGCGCAACAACTACAAAGTCTCAAATGTCTAAAGCGGAAATTGATGCTGCTACCGCAAAAGTTGTTGCTGCTGGTGGTAAGTCTACCGATACCGCTAACCAACTTCCAGGTGAATCATCTGCAGAAGCAAATGCTCGTATTGCTGCTGGTTATAAAGAAATGCTTTCAAAGCCAGTTCTTAGCGAAGAAGCTAAAGCTTCAGGCGCAGAAATTAAGTTTGTACGCGTAGGCACAGGCGGACAAGGCGAGTACACTGTTGTAACTCCAATTGGTTATACTGGTCCAGACATTACAACAACTCAATGGACAGATGGAATTATTCCTAATACTGGCAAATACACAACTGGTACATCAGTTGGCAAGACTGTTGCTGGTGGTAAAGTTGTAGGTGCTACTGCATCCACAAGTTCTTCTGGTAATGGCAACGTCGGTGGTAATGGTAACGTCGGTGGTAGTGGTAACGTCGGTGGTAGTGGTGGTGGCGGTGGAGGAGCAGTAACTGGTGCTGACAATAGACCAGTAGGAACTCCTCCTGCATATGTTTATAATGCTGTAACTGGTAAGTGGGAAATGCCACCAAAGCCAACAGGTGCTGGTTCTTGGGTATGGGATAATATTAAGGGTTGGGTTAATACAAATGTTAATCCTGGTTCATCTGGGGCAACTACCGAAGGTGGGCCAACTTTAGCGCTTAACACCTTTAAGAATACTTTAGCACTATTCTTTGGCGCTGGTGAAATGTCCCAGGCTTGGGTAGATTCTATCTATAAAGTAGTTATGGGTTACGTCAATACTGGCGCAGATATACAAGAAGCCCTAAATTTATCTTTACAAGATGTACGCAATAATCCTGCATTAAAGCCTTTTACTGACCGTTTTAAGGGCATCTATGCCCTGCAGGACCGCCTAGCAAAGGGTGAGGCTGTATCTGTCCCAACTATTGCTGAATACTTTAAGACCCAAGAAGCAATGGGCGATACACTACGGAACGTAGGTCTTGGCGAACTAGCAACTCAAGATTTCTTAGGTGATGTTCTAGGTAGGGGTAAATCTTTACTGGAAGTTACTAACCTTATCGATAGCGTTTTCAGCGCTATTGACAATGCGCCTGATGCGCTCAAGAAAGATTTACAGACATACTTCCCTGGAGTAGACCGTACGTCTATTGCTAAGGCTTTGCTAACTGGCACACAAGGTTGGGCAGAACTTGACAAGAAGGTCAAGGGCATTAGTGTTCTATCTGCTGCAAAGAGTCAAGGAATTACAGTTGACCTACCGACCGCTAGCGATTTAGCGTTACTTGGTACTGACTATGCTGGTGCGCTATCTGGCTTCCAGCAAGTTAAGGAACTAGAGCGTGGACAGATGCTTGGTAAGATAAGTGGTATCGATTTCACTCAACAAGAAGCAATTAATGCTCAATTTAAGAGTGATGCTGCAGCACTAGCAAAGATTGAAAAGATAAGAAAGCAAGAAGCAGCAAGATATGCTGGTTCTGCTGGAAGACTTGCATCTCGAGAACGAGGCAGCGCAGGTCTATTTTAGTATCCTGAGCGGACCTATCGGCCCCGCCAGTGTAAAAGACCGAGAGCAAGAGCCAGCCTATTTCCCCGAATAGCAACTGAGGCTTGCGACTAACAACGAATAGAAGGGTGGATGGTTGCTATGAGCAACGAATACTGGGATGATGAAGACGACTTTGATATGGAAGTCGAACAGCAGGAACCTGTCGGAAATGACTTGATAAAGAAGTTACGCAAGGCAGACCGAGCAAAAGAAAAACGTATCAAGGAACTTGAGGCGGAACTTGGTGGCTATAAGAAGCAGACCACAGAACGCACAGTCAAAGAAATCCTAGAACAAGAAGGTGTGAAACCTAGTTTAGCAAAGTATATTCTGAGAGACTTAGATTCAGAAGTAAGCGCAGATTCTGTTAAGAATTGGCTTATTGAGAATGGTGAAGACTTCGGATACGAGCCAACAAGGGAAGCATCTAGAATCAATGATGAGGACCGTCGTGAATTACGTAATCAGGACTCCCTCGTCGAAGGTGCATTAACACCTGACCGAGCACAAGATATTGAGATGCGAATCGCTAACGCTACAAGTCAAGAAGAACTTGAGCGCATCTTGTACTCACAATAAAATCATAGTATCTAGTCACTGGAGGTGACACACTTGGCTACAAATTATACCTCAACAGACTCCGCGTCTTTAGGTGGAACCGCTGGTAGCGCAGGTCTTGTACAAAAAGCATACGACAAGATGATTGAGTTTGCTTTACGCGACGAACCTCTAATTCGTTCAGTAGCAGACAAGCGCCCAGTAGCAAAGACCAACAACGGTAACGTAGTTGTTCTACAGAAGCATGCTGACCTAGCGTTGGCAACAACCGCTCTTACAGAAACATCAGACATTGATGGCGTAACAGTCGGTACACCAACTTCTGTAACAATCACAATGCAGGAATTCGGAAATGCAACAACCAACACACGTGCGTTGAAGCTCTTCTCACTAACTGACATTGACCCAGATATTGTAACATTGATGGCACGTAACCAGGCAGATTCAATTGACGAACTAGCGATGACAACTCTTCGCGGTGGCTCAAACGTAATCTACTCAGGTTCAACTGCAACATCAACTGCTACAATCACTGCGGCAGCAACACTTTCAACAGCAAACATTGCTAAGGCAGTTGCTAAACTTCGCAAGAACAAGGCTACAGGCAAGCGTGGACAAGACTACTGGGCTGGTATCCACCCAGAAGTTGCACACGACCTTATGCTTGAAGCAGGTTCAGCAGGTTGGGTAATTCCAAACGCGTACGGCATGTCACAGGACCGCATCTGGGCAGGCGAAGTTGGACGTTACAAGGGTGCATTCTTCATTGAATCACCACGTCTATACAACGCTACAGACGGTGCTGCATCTGCTCGCGTATACCGCACAATCCTTTGCGGTAAGCAAGCACTTGCTGAGGCTGTGGCAGAAGAGCCACACACAGTTATCGGTCCAGTTACCGATAAGTTGAACCGCTTCCGTCCAATCGGATGGTACGGCGTACTAGGCTTCGCACGTTATCGTGAAGAGGCTCTATACCGCATTGAGTCAGGTTCTTCAATCGCTTAGTTGATTGACACTTGGGTAGGGGTAGCAATATCCCTACTTAAGGGTAAGTTCACTAAGGAGAACAATGCCAAATTATATATTCACAACACCAGTTGTAGAAGAAGGTCCTAGCGGACAGCATCGCTTGTTCTACTTCTATAAACTTAAAAGAGGATTAACCATTACCCGTGTAGGTGATTACTACGAGATTGGTAGATGGTTTAATCATGATGAACTAGAAGCCGTGGACGAATATTGGCTTGGTGGTCATGAACATGAAGTAACAGAAGCAACTAAGAATGCATTGATTGCAGGGGTAGATGATGTCACAGAAGCAAACTTTAGAGAAATCTAATTGCCCCCATATTAGCAGAGTAAAGGAGTGGGGCTTCAATGAAGACCATGATTTTATTGCTAGTTTATGGGATTGCGTTCTTTGCGGTGTTGAATCTAGTACACCGTTCAGAGAAGAAGAACAGGTCTCAATAGACCATACCCATTGCGATTACGACCCTTGTTTTGGTTGTAAGGCTAAGGGACTACAACTTAATACTGGAGATGCGGCTAGAGATATCTCAGATAAATCCTGGGGTAACAGACTCGCATTCTACCGTCAAGCAAGAGCCGACGGAATACAACCTAATGGGACTCACCCAGTACAAGTTGAAGCAGCCTACAAGGCTAGCGAGACTCTTGGCAAAGCCTATAACGCAGAGAAGATGGTTCGTGCGGATAAGGTAACTAAAGAAGTAAGTCAAGTAATGAAAGCAATCGGAGACTAAAGGAAAACATATGGCAATTGATAAGTCAAAGTGGAACAAGGATATCAAGGTTTCACAAAAGACAATTGATGAAATTAAGAAGATGGGTATGACAAAGGCTCTTAAGTCAGCGTCAGGTTCTCAATCTGCAGAATATAAAGAAGCGCTACGTCGCCTTTATACACCAGAGCGTGTTGATAAACTAATTGGCTCTTCATCTAAGAGTGCTACATCTGGCCCAAAGAGTGCCAGTACTCCAGCATATGGCTTACGCAAGCCAGCAGGTCAGTATACAAAGGGTCCTGCTAAGTCAGGTCAGGCTGGTTCTACAACCAAGCCTTCAATGAAGCCAGGCGACAAGAAGGTTGCTGCAGCAGGTGGTGGCAAGGGTTATTCATACTCTACTAAAGTTACCAAGGGCAAAGATTCACTTTCATTTGGTGAAGGTGTAGGTAAGGCAGCTAAACTTGCAGGTACTGTATTGATAGCAGGTCGTATTCCTGGAGCAGGTCGTCTTGCTGCAAAAGCAATGCCAGCAATTACATCATCTGGTGTAGGACGCGCTGTATTTGGTAGCAAAGCGGCAGCAAAAGCAACAACAAATTATATTAAAAAGCCAGGTGCAGTTTCTGCTTCTACTATGGCTAAAGGCATCAAAGAAACTGGCGATTCAGTTTCTGTTGGCGCAAAGGGTTCATTTGGAAAGACCACATCTGCTACAACAGCAAGTGCTGCAAAGAAGGAAGCAGCGAAGGCAGCAGCAGCAAAGGCTGCAGCTAAGGCAAAGCGCGAAGCGGCATTCCAGGCAAAGCAGAAGGCGGCAATGGCACGTATTAAGGCAGAACGCGCAGCGGCTGCTAAGGCAGCAGCAAAGAAGACTGCAGCAAAGAAGCCAACATCTACTCCAGCTAAGAAAGCTGGTAAGAAGTAATGGCTACTAAGAAACCAACTCCAAAGCCAAAGCCTACACCAACTAAAAAAGGTTTGAATGTAGCAGTACCTGGTGGTGGAACATACAACACCGAAACCAAGAAAACTACAATGAAGCCAAAGGATATTCCTTTCAAAAAGATGACACCTGCACAGTATGAAGCGCAACTTAAAAAAGCAGTTGCAGAGCACAACAGAGCGCTAAGGAATAAATAATGAAAAAATCAAAGAAGCATCCAGGATTCAAAGCAGTCCAAAAAAAAGTTGCTGCGAGGCAAGGTGTCTCAATGGAACGTGCGGGTGCAATAGTTGCTGCGGGTGCGAGGAAAGCATCGAAGGCTGCTGTTAAGGCTAACCCACGTTTAAAGAGAGTAATACGTCCTAGAAGCGGTATGTAATGAAAGATTCAAGATTAACGCGAGCAGGTGTATCTGGTTATAACCAACCTAAGCGTACACCTAACCATCCTAAGAAATCACATATTGTGGTTGCTAAGGTTGGTAGTCAAGTAAAGACAATTCGCTTTGGTCAGCAGGGTGTGTCAGGCTCTCCTAAGAAAGCTGGAGAGTCTGCATCCTATGCAGCACGACGTAAGTCATTTAAGGCTCGTCATGCTAGCAATATCGCTAAAGGGAAGATGTCAGCAGCATATTGGGCTGACAAGGTTAAGTGGTAATTTAATATTAAAAGGGACGATATGAACGACAAGCTTGCTATCGCTTGGTGCGATAATGGTATGGTTGATGGTAGATTCATGCAGGGCGTTACAGATGTAATGCTGCACTCTGGAGTAGAAGTTGTTACAACTCTACGAAGTCAAGGCAATCAAATTGCTAGACAAAGAGACCGTGTGATAAATCACTGGTACGAAGGAAATAAATCAGATTGGCTACTTTGGGTAGACTCTGATGTAGTTATTAGCCCTGATACGTTTAAGATGTTATGGGATAATAAAGATGAGAAGGAACGCCCAATCTTAACTGGCGTATACTTTACTACAGATAATCCAGAAGAATCATTGATGGAACCTAAACCAACATTATTTTGGTTTGTACAAAAAGAGCAAGAGGTTGGAATCATGAGAGTCCATCCATTGCCAAAAGACAAGTTAATAAAAGTAGGCGCTGCAGGTATGGGCTTTGTGCTTATGCATCGTAGCGTAGTTGATAGAATCCGTGAAGTGCTACCAACCGTTCCTTTGTTCTCCGACATTGGACATGGTAAGAACTTTATGGGTGAGGATATCTACTTCTTCTCACTATGTGATAAGGCAGATATTCCAGTATATGCGCATACAGGCGCAACAGTACCGCACATGAAGCGGTTCTCCTTTGATGTAAATTATTACGACGCATTCGTAGGAAACAAGAGGAAATAATGACAACTCTGACAGATATGATGAATGAGGTTCGTGCGAACCTTGCTGGCTATACATTTCAGCAAGACCGTTCAACCTATCTCAAGACTGCAGTAACCACCACAACATCTTCATCTGCATCTCCACTCATTCTGTCATTGGGTTCAACTGAGTCAGTTGGTAAGGGTGTCATTGAAATCGACGAAGAGTTAATGTGGGTTGATTCATTTGACCGTCTAGCTAATACAGCAACTGTGGCTCCATATGGCCGTGGTTACTTAGGCTCAACGGCTGCTACCCATACTGCTGATTCTCAGGTTGTTATTTCCCCTACTTTCCCAAAGCATGTAATTAAGCGAGCAATCAACGATACCATCCGCTCATTAGGCGCTAACATCTTTGCGGTAAAGAATACATCATTTACCTTTACTCCTGCTCGTAATACATACGACTTCAACGATTTAAACATTAAGAATATCTTGACTGTATCCTATCAGACTACTGGCCCATCAAAAGAATGGGCTCCAATTCGTCGCTGGGATTTCGATTCAACTGCAGATGCTACCGAGTTTGGCGCTAACGCTCAGACAATTACACTAGGTGAGTATCCTGAACCTGGACGCACAGTTCGTATCGTATATGCAACTGACCCTGCAGTATTTACATCTAACTCTCAAGATTATGCAACTCAAACAGGTTTACCTGAATCTACAAGGGACGTAGTAATTCTTGGTGCAGCGTATCGCCTGCTCTCCTTCTTGGACCCAGCACGTGCGGCTCAAACAACTGCGCAGGCAGACGAAGTGGATGCAAAGCGTCCATATGGTTCATCGAACTCTGCAACCAAGCAACTTTATGCACTATACACTCAACGTCTAAACGAAGAGACAAAAGCGCAGCAACAGAATTATCCACCACGTGTTCACTTCTCCCGCCGATAGGAACCTGAATGACAACTAGAAAATACTCATCCCGCTCACAGCAAACTACGCTTTCAGCGGCTCTAACATCAAGCGCAACTACCGCTACGGTGCAAAATGGTTCTAACCTTATGGGTGGTGCAACTATTGCCGCTGGCGAAACATTCACGGTAGTTATCGACCCAGATACAGCGCTCGAAGAAATTGTAGATATTACCGCTGTCAGTACCAATACACTAACAATTGTTCGTGGTGTTGAGAATGCTGGCACAGGTCAGGCTCACTCAGCTGGTGCTGTTGTTCGCCACATGGTTACAGGTCGTGACCTACGTGAGGCTAATGAGCATATTGAGAACACTACAACCGCTCACGGCATTACGCTTGCTAACGTAGTTAAGACTACCGATAGTGGTACAGTCACCTCAGCAATGATTGCCGATGGCGCAATTGTTAATGCTGATATTAATTCTTCTGCAGCAATTGCAGATACCAAGTTGGGTACAATCTCAACTGCTGGCAAGGTATCTAACTCAGCAACTACAGCAACATCAGCCAACACAAACTCTGCTATCGTAGCCCGTGATTCATCTGGTAACTTTTCAGCAGGCACAATTACTGCTAACATTACTGGTAACGTATCAGGTTCATCTGGTTCTACCACAGGCAATGCTGCAACTGCAACTGCTTTGGCAACTGCCCGTGACTTCCAGATTGTAGGAGATGTAGAAGCGTCTGCTCAATCATTTAATGGTTCTGGCAATGTGACTCTAACCACAGCAATTGCTACTGGTGCTATCGTAAACGCAGATGTTAACTCTTCTGCTCAGATTGCGTACAGCAAGTTAAACCTTGCTAATGGAATTGTTAATGCAGATATCAACGCTTCTGCTGCAATTGACTGGTCTAAGATTGCTCCATCATCTACAGTATCTGCAACAGAACTTGGATACTTAGATGGTGTTACATCTGCAGTTCAAACCCAGATTGATTCTAAGTTAGCAACATCTACTGCGGCATCTACTTATGCTCCACTTGCTAGCCCTGCACTAACTGGTGTGCCAACAGCACCTACTGCTGCTGCTAATACCAACACCACTCAAATTGCAACTACTGCTTATGTGCAGACAGAGATTGCAGACTTAATTGATTCTGCTCCTGGTGCACTAGATACTCTTAACGAGTTGGCTGCTGCTTTGGGTGATGATGCTAGTTTCTCAACAACAGTAACTAACTCAATTGCAACCAAGTTGCCACTTGCTGGTGGCACAATGACTGGTGCTATTGCAATGGGTACTAACAAGATTACAGGTCTTGGAGACCCAACCAATGCGCAGGATGCAGCAACCAAAAACTACATTGACACAGCAGTTCTTGCTCCATCTAATCTAACTGGTCCAATTACATCTGTAGGTAATGTTACTAGCGTAGCATCTCAAACTGGAACTGGCTCTAAGTTCGTAATGGACAATAGCCCAACCTTGATTACACCAGTACTAGGTGTAGCAACTGCTACAAGCATTAATGGAACTTCTATTCCATCATCTAAGACTTTGGTGGCTACAGATTCAACTACATATGTAGTGCCATCTCAGACTGGCAACTCTGGCAAGTATCTAACCACAGATGGAACTACTTCATCTTGGGCATCAGTAGATGCACTACCAAGCCAGACTGGAAACTCAGGAAAGTATTTGACTACGAACGGAACATCTGCTTCTTGGTCAACAATCGTAACCGACCCAACTCCGTCAGTATTTATGCTGATGGGCGCTTAAGGAGAAATAATGTCTAAAAAAGTTCTTGGGCAATCAAACCCATCAGCAACTACAGTAACAACCCTATACACAGTTCCATCTGCTAAAGAGGCTGTGGTATCTAGCATTTCTGTTGCTAACCTAGCAGCATCATCTGCTACTTTCCGTATCATCATTCAGCCATCTGCTGATGTATCTGCGACTATTCTTGATAAGCAATACTTTGGTAAGGACATCACAGTAGGTGCATCAGATACAACCATCATCACTGTTGGTTTAACTCTTGCAACTGGAGATGTAATTAAGATTTACGCATCAACTGCAACAGTAGCCTTTCAGGCGTTTGGAGATGAGGCGACTGCCTAATGTCTATTTCAAGTTTCAAGACTGGAGTAGTTTCTCCATCTAGTCTACTTGTAGGTAACCCAGCAGATAATCCAATTACCATTGAAGCACTCGTCATTGCTGGCGGTGCGGGTGGAGGTAAGCGTGGAGGCGGCGGAGGTGCAGGTGGCGTTTATTACTCTGGCTCTACTATCTTGCAAAAAGGAACTTCATATACCGTAACCGTAGGTGGCGGCGGAGGTGGTTCAACAAACATCTATGCTAAAGGAACTAATGGTTCTAATTCAGTATTAGGTTCTTTAACTACCGCTATAGGTGGCGGTGGCGGTGGTTCCGTAGAACTCCGCGCTGGCGCTGATGGCGGTTCAGGCGGCGGTGGTTTCGTAAATAATGGCGGTGGTAATCCTACATCTGGTCAAGGCTATGCAGGTGGTACTGGCTACTCAGGTGGACAAGATACTGGCGGTGGAGGCGGTGGCGCTGGCGCTGCTGGTGGCAATGGAGATGCTTCATATCCTGGTAATGGTGGCAATGGAACTAATACTTATTCCACTTGGGCAACTGCTACTTCATCTGGCGCAAGCGGATACTACGCTGGCGGTGGAGGCGGTGGTTCTAACTCCGTAGAAAGCAATGGTGGTTCTGGAGGCGGCGGTAAAGGCTCATCAGGCGGTGGTGGTGTTGGTCTTGCTGGCACTAACAACACTGGCGGTGGTGGAGGTGGAGGAGGAAACTCAGGTGGCACACAAAACGGCGGTAACGGTGGAAGTGGAATTGTTTTAATTCGTTACTCATCAAGTCTTGCTAATGCTACATCTACTACAGGCTCACCTGATTTTTACAACACAGGTGGATACAAGTATTACAGATTTACCTCATCAGGTTCAATTACTTTCTAAGGAATACAATGGCAATTAGAAGTCTAAAGAATGGCACATTTAGCCGTAGTATATTAGTTGGTAATGCTGCATATAATCCAGTCAAAGCAACTGGTGGAACTATTGTTACCACTGGTGGTTATACTTACCATACTTTTACTTCCTCTGGAACTTTTACTCCTTCTGAAAATTTAAATATTGATTATTTATTGGTTGCAGGTGGCGGAGGCGGTGGAAGCGGTAATCTTGGTGGTGTTGGACATTATGGCGGTGGCTCTGGTGGCGGCGCTGGTGGATTTCGTGCTTTAAATGCATCTGTAACTGCATCTACCAATTACTCAATTTCTATTGGCGCAGGTGGCGCTCAAAGAACAAATGAAACTGGAACAAAAGGTAGTAACTCTAGTGCATTTTCAACAAGTTCTACAGGTGGTGGCTTAGGCTGGTTTGGCGGTGGTCAAGATGGTCAACCTGGCGGCTCTGGTAGTGGTGCATCAACAGACGGTGGTTCAACTACTTACGTTGGCGGCACTGGAAATCAAGGTGGTTACTCACCTGTTGAGGGTTATGCTGGCGGCGGTATTACTGGTTCAACTGGCAAAAATGGCGCTGGTGGCGGTGGTGCAGGTGGAGTTGGTGGCAGGCAAGACGGTGGTGTAGGTAATACTTCTTATTCTACTTGGGCTTCTGCAACTTCCACAGGTGTTGGTGGTGGCTATGCTGGCGGCGGTGGCGGTGGAACTTGGGGTGCTACAACTGCTGGAACCGCAGTTAACGGCGGTGGTGGAACTAACGCTGGTACAAGTGGCGCGGCAAATACAGGTGGCGGTGGTTCTGGTGGAGGTAGTTCACCTTACACTGCTGGTAATGGCGGTTCAGGTATTGTAATAGTTAGATATGCGATATAAGGAGTAAGATGGCACACTTTGCACAACTAGATGAAAACAATACAGTTACTCAGGTAATTGTAGTTGCTAATGAAGAACTACTTTTTGATGGCGTAGAGAATGAAATTAAAGGTATCTTATTCTGCAAGTCATTATTTGGAGAAGATACTCGCTGGGTTCAGACATCATACAATGGAACTATCCGTAAGAATTATGCTGGCATTGGATATACCTTTGACCCAGTAAATAATTACTTCTTTGCTCCACAACCATTCCCATCTTGGACACTAGATGCTGATGCTAAATGGCAAGCACCTACTCCATATCCTACTGATGGCAAGTTCTATACTTGGAATGAAGCAACCCTATCTTGGGATGAGGTAGCCTTAGATGGCAGTAACTAGCATAGCCAATAAACTTAAAAGTGGTAGTTTACTTGTAGGTAATCCATACTATGTACCACCATCATTTGAATCTATTGCTACCTACACTTTGTCAAGCACAACTGCAACTGTTACATTTACTTCAATACCTTCTACTTACAAACATTTGCAACTTAGATTTATGGGTAGGTTTAGTGATACTGGTACAGCAATAGATTCTGCTTATATTCAGTTTAATGGCATAACCGCAAGTTCTTACGCTAGACATAGATTAGTTGGAGATGGTTCAAATGTTACTGCGGGCGGAAATGCAAGTGCAACATTTATTGACTTGCCAAATACCGTTCCTTTTAATGGCAACACGGCAGGAATTATGGGCGTTGGCATTATAGATATTCACGACTACGCATCTAGCACTAAAAACAAAACATTAAAAGCAATAAGTGGTTGTGATATCAATGGTGCTGGTGGTTATATAAATTTATCTTCAGGTTTATTTAACTCTACATCTGCACTTACAAGTATAAGTTTATATGGTAGTAGCGTAAGTTGGGTCGCAGGCTCCACTTTTGCACTATATGGAATTAAGGGGTAATAATGCCAGCAACTTATGAGCCAATAGCAACCAATACATTAGGCAGTGCAGCCGCTTCTATTACTTTTAGTTCCATACCGCAAACTTATACAGACTTGCAGTTAGTTGTTGTAAGCCCTACTGGAACTGGTGATTATATTGAATTGCGTTTTAATGGTTCTAGTGCAACTAACTATTCCTGGACTATAGTTGGTGGTGATGGAGCAAGCCCATTTAGCCAGCGAGGAAGCACACTTACACAAGTAAGAATTGGAACTTCAATGGGTTCAACTACATATCCTACCTATGCTATTGCAGATATTTTTTCTTATACTGGTTCTACTTACAAATCACTTGTATCAAAAAGTGGAAATGATAGAAATGGTTCTGGTGAAGTAAGAAATTATGTAGGTTTATGGCGTAGCACAAATGCAATTAACAGCATTTTAATTAGAGGTGATGGCGGCGGCAATCTTGCTGCTGGCACCACTGCAACTCTTTACGGAATTAAGGCGGCTTAAATGGCAAATACCTACACCCTGATTTCTTCCAACACACTAAGCAGTTCAGCCGCTTCGGTTACTTTCTCGTCCATTCCTGCAACTTATACCGACTTAGTTTTACGAGTTAGTGCAAGAACTACTGAGGCAAATACAGATAGTTCTTTTAACGTCACCTTTAATAGTGATACTGCTACAAATTATTCAAGAACTAGATTAGTGGGCAACGGTGCAACTGCATCATCTTCTCGCCTAAGTAACTCCACTTCTATTGATACTTCACATAATGCCAACGGAAGTACATCTACAAGCAATACTTTCTCAAACGTGGAAATCTATATTCCATCTTATCTTGTTTCACAGAATAAGCCAGTAGGTCTTTCTAATGCGTTAGAAAACAATACTACTACTGCTTATATAAATGCTTCTGCTGGACTTTGGCGAAATACTGCGGCAATAACTTCAATAGTTCTAAATGGTATTCCTGGTGCTGGTTCATTTGCATCAGGCTCATCATTCTATCTTTACGGAATCAAGAACAGTTAGGAAATAATATGGAAAAAATAATCGTAGATTGCAGCACTGGGGAAACTACAATCGTTCCTTTAACTGCAGAAGAAATATCTCAGCGTGAAGCAGATGCACAAGCAGCAGCAGAAGCACAGGCTGCAGCCGAAGCGGAAGCAGCAGCAGCACAGGCTACTAAAGAAGCAGCACACGCTAAGTTAGCAGCACTAGGACTCACTGCTGACGAAATCGCTGCACTATCTAAGTAATAAAACTTTTTAACTAAGGAGCATAATGGCTAATCGTGATATAACCGAAGGTCGTTCCACGCGAGCAATCGCAGTCGACTTAGGTATTGTATCTAGTACTTCCACTTGGCAGAATACCGACATTGCTTACGATTGCGCAATTGGTGGCATGCCATTTGTATATGCTATCGCAGATGGCCGTCCTTATGCTCGCCAGACTGCACCATTTAAGAAAGACCAGTTTGATAACGGAGCAGAACCAGGAGAGCAATCTCTAACTGGTTGGTGGCTCCGTTCTCAGCAGTCTTTCCACTCTGGTACTGGTATTACATTCTACGACCCAGCAACTGCAGATGATGCAGGACACTATCGCTATACAGATAGTAAGGGTGTTGATGTCTGGACTAAGGGACAAGTAACTCTACTTAAGAATTGTTCAGAGGCAGACCATTACACTACAGGAGCGATTGCTGCTAATGGAACACCGCAACAGCATGTACGTTCTATTAAGTGGAATTCTACATCTGGCATTCTATTGCGTGATGAGTATGATGTTGACAAGATTGACGTTGATGGAAATCTAACTCACTTTGTTGATTATACTTCTGGAACAGATTCACCAGTGTATGCTTTATGCGACGATGGAACTACCGCATACTGGATTACCAATACAGCAACCAAGAAGACAGTATACAAGAAGGCGCTAACTGGCACATCCGCTACATCTAATACTACCATGTTTGATGAAATTGGTGCTATCTCTAACGCTGCAATGGAGTACGTCAAAGACCGTATTGTCATGTGCGCGGATAACAAAGTGTATGAGTTTAGTGGTTCTGCCGTTGCAATGCCAACTGCTGTATATACACATCCAGTATCTACTCACGTATACACATCAGTTACCGCATCAGGTCCTGCTATTTACATTGCTGGGTACAATGGTATTCAGTCAACTATTCAGAAGTTTACACTATCTTCCACTGGTGTAATGCCAACTCTTACATCCGCAATTACTGCAGCCGAGTTGCCTGTAGGTGAAATAGTTCATAGAATATTCTACTACTTAGGCTACATGCTAATTGGAACTAATAAAGGTGTACGTATTGCTGCTGTATCTGATACAGATGGCTCACTAACTTATGGCCCACTTATCGTAGAAACCTCTCAGCCTTGTTATGACTTCGCAGCACGTGACCATTTCGTATGGTGCGCTACTGGCGTAGATGGTAATCCTGGAGTTATTCGTATTGACCTAAATAATGAAATTGAAACTTTACGATTTGCTTACGCTAATGACTTATATGTGGACTCAGTTACAGGACATCAAACTACAGGTTGCGCATTCGCTAATGGCACAGACCGACTTGTATTTGTAACCGCCTATGCTAATTCTACCAACGGTGGAATCTATATTGAAGATGACGCAACCTTGCGTACATCAGGCTATCTAACTACTGGCTATATCCGATTTGGTACACTAGAGCCTAAGAACTTTAAGCGTCTATTAGGTCGTGGTGATTTCACCTACGGTTCTATGACACTAGAAACAGTAGATGCTGGTGGAACCGAGTATGACCATATTGCATATGATGCTACTATTCATCCAGTCGAAGTAACGACTAACCAACCATCAACTGCTCAAGAGTATGTTGCTTACAAGTTTATTCTGTACAGAGATGGTACAACATCATCTCTAGGCCCGGTTTTCAAGGGCTATCAGGCTAAGGCTACTATCGCTACACCGCGCCAGCGCCTTATCCAATTCCCAGTATTCTGCTACGATACCGAAACAGATAGATACAATGCTGAATTCGGCTATAGTGGTAGAGCGCTAGAGCGTATCCAACGCCTAGAAGAAATCGAAGAGTCTGGCGATATCGTCACCTTCCAAGATTTATCTACTGGAGAATCATTCCAAGTACAGATTGAAAAGCAATTATTTACAAGACTAACGCCACCAGACAGAGAGTCTAACAACTTCGGTGGCATCATTGAGATAGTGGTGAGAACAGTATAATGAGCGCAAATGAGTGGGCAGGTTTAGCAGTAGCAGGGTTGACCTTAATTGGAGGCTTTTCTGCTGGCGTAAGGTTTCTAGTCAAGCATTACCTTTATGAACTTAAGCCTAATGGTGGCGGTAGCATGAAGGATAAGGTCAATAAACTAGAAGAAAAAGTAGACCTGCTTACTGATTTGGTAAAGGAAATGATAGGTAAGTAAATGGGACAACGTGAGGACTTCTGCTTTATTGCATCGCAAGAAGTTGGGACTAAGGAAGTACCTGCCAACTCAAATAAGGTAAAGTACAACAAGAACAATGGACAGTTCTGGTGTGGTTACTTTGTTGATTGGGTTGCCAAGCAGGTCAACCTAAAAATTCCAAGTTGCGTATATACCCCATCAGGGGTCGCTGGTTTCCAAGGCAAAGGCTTATGGTGGAATATAGCCACCAAGAAACCTGAGTATGGAGACATTGTGTTTTTTGATTTCCCTGGCGGGGAAAAGGTAGACCATGTAGGTATCGTCATTGAAGTAAAAGATGATGGTACTGTAATTACGGTAGAAGGTAACACTACTGCCGATGGCAAGACTGGAAGCCAGTCAAATGGTGGAGAGGTTGCCAAGAAGGTTCGCGCTTACAAGGCCAACAATAAGCGTAAACTGCCTGTATATATCGTTGGCTTTGGACGACCAAAATGGAGCAAATAATGAAGTTAAATAAGAAGCAAATTGCTGTACTGAAGTCATACTTCCGTGGTGTGGTAGTATCAGCACTCACCCTGATTGCATCTAATGCGTTAGGCTTTGACCCAGTAATCGCAGCGGTACTCGCCTCTGTGGCTGGCCCAGCGGCTAAAGCGCTTGACAAGCAGGAAACTGAGTTCGGATTAGGCTCCGAAAAGCAGGCATAATAAGCCTTCTAAGCCCCTTTTAAGACAAGAAGACCCCTTATCTAGTATAATCTACTAGGTAGGGGGTCTTTTTTGCATTTCTAAACTAGGGGTGCGACCTTAGCCTGAGTGCTTCTTCGCATCTTATGGGAATTCCTCAGTTCTTCTCCCTAGAAGTAGCGCGACAGGGAGTTGAACCCTGGTTACTAGGTTGAAAACCTAACGTTCTAACCGTTGAACTACCGCGCCTAAACCATTTAATCCTCGAAGTATTCCCAGGTTTCTTCTTCCATCTCATCTAAGAACTTCTGGTATCGCTTGCCGTTGATACGGCTAGTAATCTCGTAGTATAGATTCTCAATTAGGTAATACGAAGCAATACCTGCAAGTGAGCCTAACCACAGTTGTACAAATGAATTTGACATAACTCTCCTAATATAATATATTATATATAATTATATATATAATATATACGGCCGTAGGCCGTAATATATATAATAAATAATTATATTACAATTATACACGACTATTTCCAAATCGTCACATAGCTACTGGCTACTGGGAGAGTTGAAACCGAACATGTATAATATATTACATGACAATACAACTTGAAGAATACGAACTACCTGAGCATATCTCGTACTCAGCATTCTCAACCTACCTAACATGTGGCTACCAATACTACCTGGGTCGCTTGCTAAACAAAGAAGAGCAACCGTCCGTCTGGTCTGCTGGAGGCAAGGCATTCCACCTAGCATGTGAGAAGTGGGACTTAGAGAATGAATAATTTATGGATAGAAGCATGGACTAAAGAAACCGAAGGTATCGACCTTACTACCGCAAGAGTCGGTGGCCGTGCCACTAAGGCAAATCCTAACAAGGAGGATGCAACATGGTGGAATCAGGCTGGTCCAGTATGGGTGGAGAACTATATCCATTGGCGCAAGGAGAATCCAAATTGGAAGATATGGACAGCACCAGATGGAAACCGAGCGATAGAACTTGCACTCACACCAATAGTTGCTGGTGTACCAGTGAAGATGATTCTCGACCGTGTGTTTGAAGTAAATGGCGAGTTGGTAATTGTAGACTTAAAGACAAGTCAGTCGCAGCCAACTAGCACCCTCCAACTTGGGTTTTATAAGTTGGGATTAGAGTTAACCTTTGGCATACCTGTCAAGTGGGGAACATACTACATGGCTCGTTCAAGCAATGTAGCACCTGCAGTAGACCTATCAGAATATACCCATGAACGCATGGAATATCTGGTAGAACAATTTGATAAAGCAAGAAAGGCTCAAATCTTCTTGCCCAACACAAACTCCTGTCAATACATGTGTGGACTCACCGAGTATTGCCAATTCTCAACTAAGAAGGATAAATAAATGTCAGAAGACTGGAAACTACAAGTATCATACAAGACATCAACTGGCGACATGATTAACATTCGTGCGCATACTGCTGATGAACTATCTGTATTACTCGAAAACATTGGGGATTATGCAACTCAGATTGCAGCAACCCAGCGACAGATTGCGCAGGCGAACACGATATCCCCTTTATCGACATCGAGTTCCACAGAAAGCACAGAGCCACCGCAGTTCTCAACTCCGCCCCAGGCTCAGAGTCCTACCGCTACGGCTCCAGCACAGGGAGCGCCGATGTGTACTCACGGACCACGCAAGTACAAGTCGGGCATCAGCAGCAAGACGGGCAAGCCTTACGCAATGTGGGTATGTCCGATGCCGCAGGGCCCAGAGCAGTGCAAGCCAGTAAACTAGAAAACGAAGAATTCCCATTTTAACTAGAAAGGTTCACCAATGAGAACACTCGTACGCTCAGTTGGACGTAAGTCTATCGGAGGTGAGCCTTTACCTAGTTGCTTTAAAGCATTTGAACAGAACAAGATTATCATTCGTCGTTCAGAAGTTTCAATGTTTGCAGGTGCGCCAGGGACGGGGAAATCCACGCTCGCACTTGCTTTGGCTCTCAAGACTAATGTGCCAACACTCTACATATCTGCGGATACTAACGCGCACACAATGGCAATGAGACTCGCATCAATGATTTCGGGGAAAAATCAAACTGATGTGGAAACGAAACTTAATACTGATGTTGGTTGGACTAAAGCAGTTCTCCAAAAAGGAAGTCATATAGTCTGGTCGTTTGAATCATCTCCTTCATTGGAGGATATAGCAGAAGAAGTTGAGGCGTTTGAGGAACTCTGGGGTATGCCCCCAGCCCTCATCGTCCTCGACAATTTAATGGACGTAGCCACAGATGGTGGCGAAGAATTCGCTTCGATGAGAGCGATTATGAAGGAGTTGAAGTACCTTGCTAGAGATACGAATGCGGCGATTGTGGTTTTACATCATACTTCTGAGGCAGTTCTTGGGAGTCCGTGTCAACCTCGCTCGGCGATTCAAGGTAAAGTTTCCCAACTCCCTGCTCTCATATGTACGCTCGGCACCGTTGGCACATCGTTGGGCGTTGCACCAGTCAAGAATCGCTACGGAAGAGCAGATGCCAACGGAACCCTTACCACGTGGCTTGCGTTTAATCCTGAATATATGTACGTGGAGGACATCCCAGAGAACTCATGACAACTAGAAAATCACATAAAGCGAGAGGCGCTAATTTTGAAACACAATTACGAGACTATTTTAGAGGAAATAACTACGACGCTGAGAGGCTTGCAAGAGCAGGCAAACTCGATGAAGGAGACATTGTCGTCCGTAAAGATTTCCTTGGAAGTATTGGAATCATCGAGGCGAAAGCCCCAGGTGCCAACGGGCGAATCAATCTATCGGGATGGATACGAGAATCACAAATTGAATCCGCGAACTACGCCAAAGCACGCGACATCGACCCACAAGCAATCCTCCCAGCAGTCGTCATCAAAGCCCGCGGCAAATCAATCGCGGATTCGTATTTGGTTTTTAGACTAGGAGACCTTTTTGGAAAATGACCTGCCTGATATCGTAGATGTACTGCGCCACTACGGCGCACACATCACACGCGATAGCGGACAAGTCAATATCAAATGTCCGTTCCACAATGACTCGCATGCAAGTGCAAGTTTTAATACAAGAAATAATATTTTTAATTGCTTCGCGTGTGGTATGCAAGGCAATAGCATTCAAATAATTGCAAAGAAGGAAGGATGCGATATTCGTGAAGCAAAATCAATCGCAGAAGGAATCGTTGGGACAAGCGGTTCACAGGTATTCAGCAAGTATTCATCTGGCAGAAAACTACCTGGCAAGCAGGGGCATAAGCCACTCAGCGGCACGGCAGGCGCGATTCGGCGTAGTAGAAGCGCCTGAGCCTGGACATGAACAATTTATTGGAAGATTGGCGATTCCGTACATTACGAAGACTGGCGTGGTTGACTTGCGTTTTCGCGCACTTAACCCTGCTGTTGAACCGAAGTATATGGGCATGGTCGGCGCTACTACTCACCTCTATAATGTTCTGGACATTGAACGTGCTGGCGATTGGATTGGAATCTGTGAGGGAGAGTTGGACACGATTACTATGTCATCTATGGTGGGAATTCCCTGCGTTGGCGTTCCTGGAGCGAACTCTTGGAAGAAGCACTATACAAGGCTTCTCGCCGACTTTGAAAGAGTCTTTGTCTTCGCAGATGGCGACCAGCCAGGAAAAGAATTCGCCAGTAGTCTTGCCCGCGAATTACCAGTTACTATCATCTCGATGGACGACGGAGAAGACGTTAACTCAACTTATGTCAAATACGGAGCAGATTATATCAAAGAGAAAATGGGGTTAACTCTTGAGGAAGATTAGGAAATGCCCTGACTGCGGCGAAGTATTCGCTAATGTCTTCGAGCAAGCAGACCATCTAATTGAAGATGAGGAAGACCTCTTCGACCCAGTATATGAGATTCAAGAAGGTTATAGCCTGCGGCTAGGTTCACTACTCCGTAACCTATACAATAATGCTAATAACCCAATTGAAACTAGACGATTGGCAGAAGAGACATTTGAAGTTCTATACATGGCAACGGTAGACCCTAAGAAGTTTACTAAGTATGCAAGAGAAGCATTCATCTCCGCAGTAATGCGTGGTGTGGATTATGAGTATGAACGATTACTTGAAAGGGAGAATAAAGACGATGTTTGAAATGCATGTGAAGGATACCTTCATTGAACTAGAAGAGTTGCTACTTCGTAAGCATCAGGACTATGGCCCAAAGAATATCTCAGAAGCGCCAGGCGGCGCAATGAATGGGTTGCTAGTGCGTATGCATGACAAGATGGCTAGACTAAAGAACCTAACTTATGTCAAGCATGGAGCAGAACCTAACTATGAATCAATCGAA